TTACTGGCTTACGCCGTTTGGCACAGCACTATCACTGGCGCGAATCTCTTTCACAGCGTCCACAAAGTGTCCACGGCCTTCCGCTATGGGGTTTAGGTTGACCACTTCGGCCAGGTGGCCAGGGCTGAAATGGGCATAGCGAGAAGTCATTTCCAGGGAAGAGTGACCAAGCACACGCTGCAAAGTCAGAATATCCCCGCCATTCATCATGTAATGGCTGGCGAACGTGTGGCGCAGCACGTGGGTCATTTGCCCCTTGGGCAGTGCAAAGCCTAGCTCTGCAACGGCCATGGCAAAGGCATTCCACGTGGTTTTATAAGCGGACTTGAACGGCATGCACTTGAGCAGGCGCGCTGACAGGCTGGCCGATATCGGCACAGCACGATTCTTAGCGGACTTGGTACGGGTGAAGCTGATCCGGCCGTCACGCACCTGGCTAAGAGTTAGGCCCGCAGCCTCTGACCAACGCGCCCCAGTGGCCAAGCAAACCCGAGCGACAGCGCCAACATCAGATGGGCAGTCGTCCAACTTCACCAGCAGTAGCTGGATCTGTTCGGTGGACAGATAAGCCATCTCGGTTTGATCAAACTTCAAGGCCCGCACGTTGGCCAGCGGGTTGTCCCCGGCCCACTCACCAAGCCGGCCCAGCTCACTGAACACCGCACGCAGGTAACTCAATTCATGGTTCGCGGTATTGGCGCTGACCGGCCTTGTGGTGCCGTCTTTTTTGCGGCCATTGCCAGTCCGTGGACGGCCCCACTTCCCGGCCAGGCGTTCGGCCCGATAGCGGGTGAAATCACCTGCCGTGAAGTCACTGGCGCGAGGGTCACCCATATTGGTAACCATGCGCAGCAGGAACGAACGACACGCCGCACCGCGCTTCAAGCTGCTGCCGTGCAGGGTGAACCAAAGTTCCACCAGCTCAGACAGCCGACGATCATCGCGCTTGGCTTTCTTCTCAAACTCACCTTTGGCACCGTCGCCCAGAATACGGCGTTCGTAGACCATCGCCTCGTTTTTGCTTTTCAGTTTCTTACGGATCCGGGGGCCGCCGCGTCCCTCTGGCCGGCAATCTACCAACCATTGGCCGTCGTCCAGCTTCTTGATAGACACAGATCTACCTGGCTACTCGACGCTTCACGCCGAGGGTCTGACGCAGGGTGCCGACCTCGCCCGTGGCGGTATCCACCACCTTGTTGCGCTGTCGCACGCGATCAAGGCGGAACGTCCGTGGCTCGCTGCGCAGATGGCAGAAGCCCATAAAGTAAATATCGTCGCTCCAGCCGCTGCCAGAACTGACCACCTTATGCACCGTTACCTCTCGGTCAGAGTAGTCGCCATCGGAATTGCGATAGGCAAAGCGGATCTGCTTAGAACCCGTCCAGATCGTCTCGCCCTGCACATGCTCGTCGTTGAAGTCACCGCGCGCAGGGGTGGCCGGCGCCTGCTGGCGAGAACGCACGAAATCAGTTTTAAAAGGCTCCGGTGAGCCGCTGCTCTTGTTGGCGCGGTAGACCTTCATCCCCTCAGAAAACCAACCGACAATAGCGATCACATAGACCACGGCGACGACAATCCAAGCCCAGCCGGCCCAGTCGAAGAACCACAGGAAAGGGACAGCAAGAATTGCGAGGCCCACCATAGGGCCTTTGAAATCGGGGTAATCCATGCTCACGAAACGCTCCTTGTCAGTCGTTACACAGGGCTGACTTGCCCAGCCGCTGGGGCGATCTGGTCGGCCATCATCCACAGCGTGTATTTGCTGAAACGTGGGTGGGTGGTGATTTTGATCAGCTCCAGGGCGCTGATATCCCTACGGCGGGCCAGCTCGTAGTTTTTGTAGGTATCCAGACTGATGGCCACGGTGCCGGCCATATCGGATTGGGTCAGCCGCTCGGCCCTGCGGATCTGGCGCAGCTTTTCGCCCAGGGTCATTGCCCTATCACCGGGCTGATTTGGCCGCACTCGGGGGCGGTTTCATCGGTGACCAACCACAGCGCGTACTTCTTAAAGCGCGGGTGCATGGTGATCTTGAGCAGCTCAACAGAACTGACCGACTTGCTTCGGCCGTACTCATATCCCTTCCACGTATTCAGATAAACACCTGTGATTTCGCAGATCTCCGTCTGCGTCAGGCGCTCTGTCAGCCGCACTTCCTTGAGCTTGAGCCCGAGTTCCATTGTGTCCCCTTGACCGAAGTTATGTGTATGTGTACCTTTGTGATGTGCATGTGTACTTTTACTGCACATATACCTAGGAGCTTATCAAATGCAGATCGCAATCGACACGCCATACACCACCGTGCGCGAACTTTCTCGCCGTACCGGGCAATCAGAACGGGCCATTCGGAATGAGATCGATCGTGGCCACTTCTTGATTCGTGAAAAGCGAGAAGGCTCGAAAGAAGCGGTACTGGTGAACATGGTCCACCTGGCGATGGAAGCCGCCGATCAGGCCGAGCGGGTGCGTGGCAACAGCACAGCCAGCGCACGCTAAGGGGCTGTAATGAACGCACCTATACGCATCACTCCGCAGCAGTTCGACGAGATCTACCGCCTGGACGTTATCCAGGCGTTGGAGAGCGATCGAGAGCTGGACTTCAAGGACATCGGCGCGAAGTACCTGCAGAAGGGAACCTGCCCTGGCTGCGGCAAAGAAAAGCTGTTTATCAGCCGCGACAAGCCGTACCAGTTGAAGTGCAACCGCGACAACGAATGCCAGTTCGAGCAGAAAACTCGCGAGCGCTACAGCTATCTGTTCGAGAACCTGAGCGAGCGCTTCCCCTCGACGCCGGAAAACCCGAACGCCACCGCCGACGCCTACCTCCAACGCAACCGCGGCTTCGACACCAGCAAGCTGGCCGGCTGGTACACCCAGGGCAAACGCAAGATGAAGCCGGGCGGCGAGTGGGCCGACACCGTGCGTTTCCCCCTCTGCGATGGCTACTGGGAGCGGATCATCGACGAACGCATGGTAGCGGCCAACAAGGGTGACAAGGCCGGCATCAAGTTCCAGATGAGTTACCAGAACAGCGGCTGGATGCCACCTGGCCAGACCATCGAAAAAAGCGATCGCATTTACATCGTGGAAGGAATCTTCCACGCCATCGCCCTGCACCTAGCTGGATACAAGGCGATCGCCTCGATCAGTTGCGTGAACTTCCCCTGGGAGATCGTCGAGACCAACAAAGACAAGCTGGTGACCTGGTGCATCGGCCTGGATGACGACAAGGCCGGGCATAAGTACATCCCCAAATACCTCAAGATGCTGCGCGGCATGAACCAGATCGGATGGGTGGCACTGGCCGGCGAACGCGACTGGGATGACGTGTATCGAGCTGGCCAGCTCGATGACAAGTTCCTAGAAGACGCCTGCTATCGGGGCCGGCTGTTCACCGCTGAGAACACGGCAAAGCTCGCCTACCTGTTGTACCTGCGCCGCCCGGCTGGCTTCTACCTGCTGGAGTTTCGCAACCAGCTCTACTCGGCCCGCGTGAACCAGGGCGATCTGAGCAAGGATCTGGGAGAGGAGAAAGTCGAGGGTAACCGCGAGATCTTCGCCAGGCATGTGCGGATTGCGCAGATCTCTAACTGCATCCCCAACCTGGACTACCTGGAAAAGGACATTGTCACCGGCGAGCAGCGCTATTACTTCGACTTCCAGTTCCCCGACCGCAGCCGCAGTTGCCAGGCACCGTTGCCTTCCAGCGCGATAGCCGAGCCGAGGGGCTTCGTGCGCGCAATGCTCGACTTCACACCTGGTGGCAACTTCGAGGGCGGTGCCCGCGAGCTGGCCATGCTTAAGGCCAAGTGGCTGAACGACCAGAACAGGCCGGTACCCACGGTACGTAGCATGCCCTTCCTGGGCTACGACGAAGACAGCGGCACCTACTGCTTTCCCCAGTTCGGCTTTCACGGCGGCCGCGAGCTGCCCGTCAACGCCCACGGCTTTATCGAGGTCAAAGGCGCCGGGGTGAAAACCGCCCTGGTCAACACTCGGTTCGAGCGCGGCCTAGACTTCGACCCCGAATGGTTCCCCGACTTCCTGGCAGTGCACAGCCTCAACGGCCTGGCGGCTCTGGCCTGGTGGACGGCCTCGCTGTTCGTCCAGCAGATCGGCAGCCAACAGGCGTCGTTTCACTTTCTGGAGCTGACTGGCGAACCGGGTGCGGGCAAGTCCACCTTGCTGCGTTTCCTGTGGCGCTTAATCGGCCGCGACAACATGGAGGGCATCAAACCCAGCGGTACCGGTGCCAGCGCCGTGGGTTTGTCCCGTGCCTTTGGAGAAGTCAGCAACCTGCCGGTGGTGCTGATCGAGTCCGACAAGACCTACACCGACGCCCAGGGTCGCACGATAACCGTGCAGTACACGTGGGGTGAGGTGAAAACCCTGTACGACTACCACGCACCGTTGCGGGTGACCGGGGCGAAAACCACCGGCAACGAAACCCGGGTCAGCATCTGGCGCGGTGCCCTGGCCATCTCGCAGAACGCGAGCGTGGACGGCGACGAGGCCATCCTGTCGCGCATCGTCCACCTGCACTGCACTAAGGAACACCACAGCCTGGCGCTGAAACCGCTGGCCGACCGCCTCAAGACGATGAAAGGAAAGGAACTGGGTGGCTACCTGCGTCGCGTCCTGGCCTTCGAGCAGCAGTGGCTGACCCGCTACTTCGAGGCCTTCCCGCGTTTCGAGCAGCGCCTGCAGGCAATCAGCGCACTGAGCGAAGCCCGGATTATCCAGGGGCACGCCCAGGTGCTGGCCGCTGCCTATGCCACCCAGGCGCTGTTCCCAGCCTGGAAGGATCGGGATACCGAGAACCTGGCCAGGCACCTTGAGGCGCGAGCGATCGACCGGCAACAGCGCTGCCGATCGGAGAACCCAAACGCCGCAAAGTTCTGGCAGATCTACCACTACCTGAACGAAAACGTGGTGACCATCACCGAGGAAGGCGAAACCCGCGAAGAGATCCGCGAAACGCTGAACCACAGCGTTGACCGCGAGCTGATCGCCATCAACATCGAGCACTTCCAGCAGGCCTGCCGCAAAGCAGGCCAGGAGGTCATTGCAGATTCCATTTTGCGCCGCGCCCTGCCGAGCAGCACCACCCACCGCTTTATCGAGATCCGCAAAGTCCGGTCACCTATTGAGAAGCGATCGATCTGGTGCTGGCTGTTCAGCAAGCGGGGGAATGTCTGATGAAACGTATGGCCAGCGGTGTGTTGGGGGTGTTTTGGGCGTGCAGACTGGAGCCGTGCGCAAAGACACTAAGCGTCCGGAACATCCGGAACATTTATATTTATAAGAAAAATATTCAATTAATACAATTACTTACAAGAACAAATCTGTTCCGGTGCTGCCGGAACACACTGGAACGCACCGGAACAAATCTGTTCCGGCATGTTCCGGCAATGTTCCGGCTGGGACTTTTCGCCGGAACAGGCTGCAGCCTTAGTACCACGTGGCTTACAGGCGACCATCAAGAAATCGTGTTCCGGTATGTTCCGGTAGCACCGGAACATTTTCAAAAAATGGCAAGCCCCGAACGGCGCGGGTTCCAGCCACCCGCCTTTGTACGTGTTCCGGATGTTCCGGACGGCTTGAGCACCTGCGCACGTTTTGTTTTGAGGTCAGCCCTATGACCTCACTCCACCCCGATGACGAGAACCGCCGCGAGTGCCTGGCGCGCCACATGTTCAGCAAGTGGACGCGCCAGGACATCGTGGATTGGCTGGCAAAACCCAAGCGCAGCGACGCCTATCGCGAGGACATGCGTAGCCGCTTGAACCGACTGAAACAGGAGACCCGCAAACGATGAACGCTCTGACCGCCCCACAGCGTTGCCCGCTGGATCTGGAAGCACAGAACCCTGCCCAGGACTATCCGCACTACTGGCAGCGCGCTGCCCTGCTGGTTGGCCTGCCGGCCGAAACCACCGCCTGCGATCTGAGCGTGGTCGGCGTCGGTTTGGCCTTGCTGCTCAAGCGGCTACACGCCCTTAACCCTGCCCGCCGCGCCTTGCTGTTGGCCATGGCCTGCCTGGCCAATCCGCCCCAAGCCCAGTGGTTGCAGCACGAACAGGATCTGCACTTCGGTCAGCTCACCGCCGCCGACCTTGGCCCCGAGGTGTTCCAGGTACTGGTCGGCCTGCTGGCCACCTTTCACACCACCCCCAGCAACTGAATAGGAGCAACACATGGAAAACGAACTGCAAGACCTGGAGCAGCAACTGGCCATCGAAGCCTTCCGCGACTTCACCCGGGGGCGCATCGCGCTCCACCTGTTGGAGCGTGATGGCCAGCGCTTCACCCACACCACCGTCCAGTTGGTTTTCGAGGCCTTCTGCGCCGGCCGTGCACGCATCGTGGGCCAGCAGCTGTACGCGGGCATCAAGGGATCCAGCAAATACCACTCTCAGGTTGCCTTCGGTATCTCGCAAGGCTACGGCCACCCCTTCCCTGTGTGCTTCCAGACAGACCCGTGCGGCTTCGTGATCAAGGGTGGTGTGGGCGGCCAGTACCGCCTTGAGGACGTGAATCTGTACGTGATCGAGGACGGCGAAGCCAAGGCGGTGGTGGGGTGATCATTTATTACGGCGCCAATGGCATCAGCGGTGAGATCGGTTTGCCGTCTGTCTATATCGACAACTGCACGGCGGAGGATCTGGCCGAGTTAGTGGCCAGTGACTTCTGGCGCCACCGCCCGCAGGAACAGGCGTCCCTGGTGACATTGATTCACCTGATGGACGTGGACGGTAACGACCTGGGAATTTTTGAAGTGCGGCGCGATATGCGCCCGGTATTCACGGCCAGCGCTCTGACCAGCGCGGGCTAAAAGAAGGGTGTCGAGGAACGGCAATTCCCCGACACCAACCACCAGCAAAGGAGCAACACCATGCAAGCACAACACCCAAGCGGTAGCGCTGTGAAGGCTACCACAGCGCCACGTCACCTGCTGGCTACGGCCATCGTCGGCGCGGCACTGATCAGCTACCAGATCGCGAAAACCCCGGATGCACGGGCACACCTTGAGCAGTTGGCCAGCCAGACCGAGCTGACCGCCAGCGACGCGGCCGTGGTCGCCCAGTTGCTCGCCCGCCCAGTTACTACCACCACTTTGAATTGCAGGATGTGCAAACGATGAACATTAAGCGCTACACCGTGAAGGAAGACTGGAAGGGCTACAGCGTCACCCTGGAGGTGGATCTGGACGTGCTGACCGAGGATAGGGCCACCCTGATCAACGAGTTCTGGACTAGCTCCGAAGACCGCCTGGCCGAATGCGACGGTAACGTACAGCACGCCGCTATCCGTCTTTTTGGCCAAGCCATGATTTGCATCATGCTGGAACAGGGTCAGGCCTATTTCGGCCCTGATTCAGCAGGTGTTGGTAGGTACTGGTCGAAAGATGTGTGGGCGTTAGAGGGCTGGGGCGGGAGCGGCCCAGAGGGCGAGGAAAACAACGTCTACGGATGGTGCGGCATCCGTTGCATCGGTGCCGACGTCAGCGTGCCATCGTTCGATGAATTGGAGCTAGTGGAGGTGGCTAATGGATAACTGCGCAACGCCATCCAACAACAACCGCAACCTGCAGGCAAGCGATTACAACCTGCGGATCCTTCATGTTGTTGATATGGCCAGCCAACTGGGCACGGAAGCCATTGATGGTTTTAGCCGCCTGGATGATCCGCTAGAAAGCTTCGTGGATGCACTGCTGGAGGACAAGCGACAGCACCCGAGCCTTGAACCCTTAGCTGAGGTATTTCGCGCTGTTAGCTACCCGTTTGAGGACTGGCAGGACAAACGCGAATACGAAAGGGAGACTCTGGCGGAGAATGCCAGCACCGCCAACGCTCAAGAGTTCTTTGGTTTTGGCGTACAACTTGGGTCACCGGTCAGGGACTATCACAGCCACACCAGCTATAGCTGCAGCTGGGGCTTCTACAACACCGTTTGGGTATATGCGGAGAGCCTGGACGATGCGTGGAAGCTGGGCATGGCCTGGTCAGAGCAAAAAAGGCAGAACGCCCTCAAGGCAGCAGGCTTTCCACTTATGTGTTCTGGCTGTGGATCGACCATGACCTCCACCGAGCTAGAGGATGCCAAGCAGAAAGACCCCAAGTTGTTGTCCTGCTGCCCAGAGCGCCGCATGGAGGTGCCCCATGCTTAACACCGTTCAAGTGCCACGAACCCGCCCACCGTTGGCCGCTCAGCGCCTTGACTTGCCGAGCCTCTGCGATATCTGCGGAAAGACCCGTTCAACCCGTAAACACGCCAAGTGCAGCCGCATTCGCCAGCAACACAAAGCCATCGAGTGGGCCGCACTGCTGACCGCGAAAGCCACCGCCAAACAAGCCAAGGGGAAGCGTTATGCCCGTTGAAATCCTCGCCCGCTACACCAGCAACACCTATATGGCCCGAGCCAAGGGCTACAAACAGACAGCTACCAACACCATCGGCCCGCGTGACGCCGCTGCGGCCCTGGCTCGAAAGCTCGAGCTTGACCCTGTCGGCATGCGCTATGTCACCGACCATGGTGGAAAGCACTTCGACACCCACGTGTTTGATTTCCCAGCTGAGGATCTGGGGGAAACTCCGGTCTGAAATTTGGTTTTAACAGCTGTATTTAGGGGCGCAGATGCGCCCCTTTTTTATTGCCGTAATTCCAAGATTAAAACACCATATTGGTGTTAAGCCGTCTCAATACAATATCAATGTACCGCGCAATAAATTGCACACCTAATAGTTGAACATCCAGCCGCAGGCCGCGAAAACACTGGAATGCTCTTTTGTACATTTGTGCTTATGTACTCGAAACCATAATTAAGTATTTATTTAATCACATAATTCGCGCTTTCGTTAATTAGCGAATTAACACAAAAAACCGAAGTGCAATATATTGCGCACTTTGCCATCACCTACCACGAAACCCACAGAACGCAAGGCCTCCCGCTTCCCACGCGGGGAAACGAAACCCTTCATTCCCGCACATCGGAATTGAAGAAAGAAAGATTCAAAAAGTGCTTGACCGCACAAATTTTAAATAAGTAAAGTCCGCCCCGTTGAATCTGCCCAGCATGGAGTAAGCGGCAATGGACAAACAAAAAAATAGCGTTATAGCCACACGTGATGAAGTTGATGAAGTGGCCCAAGTTCTAAGTTTTCTAGGGTGCGCGATTGGCGGTGTTGCACTGGGCGATTATGAGCGGGGTGGTGCACAGGTGGTGGCTGAGTGGTCGGCCGAACGGCTACGGAATTGCTCCGCAGCGATGGGTCAGGCTGGCAGTGCGCCCAGCTGATCAAACAATTGGCGCTGTTGCGCTGCTGGAAGCTGACGTAGGCGGTCGAACAGCAATTGATCGACCGCCCCGGCAGCAGGGCGAAGGGCGTGTGAGTAGGTGAGGTTCATTACAAAGGTGTGGCCACACACTGGGTTCAGGCACTGGCAATAAAGCCTGGCAAACTCCACGGACAGTTCGTCACGCGAAGCAATCCGAGCCTTACCGCTACATTCCTTGCAATGGATCCGCACTGTGCCCTCCCCCGAAGGTGTTCAATCGGACACTATTCTGCCACAACATCTAGTAACTAGAGCCTGCAAAATATACTACGGGTAGTCCTCACCACCGTTGGGGATGCGACAACGATGTATCCGCCCCCACGCCATACGCGCCCCTCTCAGCGGCCCATGCTTTTGGATAGCAAGCATGGCGTAATTGGAACAGCTGGGCTCAAACCGACAAGCCCCCCGCAACCGTTGGGGGGCTATCGCTTGATAAAGGCGAATCAACGCCAGTAGCAAGCGGGTGATCATCGTGGTTTGCGGAACGTAATGACGTAGTAAGCCGAGTTGCTGGCCTTTTTACCGGCCAGCGCATCAAAACAGCCGACCTGAACGGCCACACCGACGGTATCCACCCGGTAGAACTCCCAACCCTGATCAGCGTACTGATTAGCGATGCTTTCCAGATACACGGCGGCTTCATTTCCCTTGTGTTTACTGGCTTTGACTTCAATGTTTGGCGGAACCTGGACCATCTTGTATTCGTACATCGGCTTTCCTTAAGGTCATCGTGGCCCCTTGCCACTCACCGATACTAAAACGGACGCAATCACCGCGCCATCCAAGTCAGGTGCGCAAACGCATAGTGGGCTGAACACGTAAATCGCTGACATTGCTAGGCCACATCAAACACTACCCGTCGATCTGCGCGCAGCACGTCGTTGATCTGCAGAAACAGCCGGCAGATCGGTCGGATCTCGTTGTTGGTGTACACCCGATCGATCTTTTCAATATCGCCAAAGCCGCCCGCGTTCTCCGGCATGATGCCGGCCAACGCCGGATTCATGCGCCAGGCTGCGATCACGTCCGCCCTGGTGATGTTTTTGATCCGTTCGAATTCATCTTTTGTGGCCACGTCGCCCACGGGGATGATCTGAATCGCCTTCTCGCTGCCGCCTGGGATGTTGACGAACATAGAGCGGAAATTGCCCACCCCCTTGCTCGCGCTGATCTGTGATTTCAGCGCGTCTTCGTCCTCTTCGCTCAAGTCGGGATCGTTGGTGTAGAAGATGAAGCCCGCGTGCGCGCCGTTGTTGTAGTAGCGACGGCGGAACAGGGTGGCGGACTCGTTTAACAGCAGCGAGTGCATGCCGCCCAGGTAGTCGGGCACGCCGTACACGTCCTGTTCCACGTCGTAGTCCATCACGTGTTCTATCTCGTCTTCGGCAAAGTGCAGTTCCTGGCCGTTGGGTAGCAGCATCACGAAACCGCCCCCGACCTTGCGCCGCATGTTGATAGCCGGCAGGTGGCGCAGCTCTAGCACCTGGCCAATGATGTTGCGCAGGCGCTGAAAATACGCCTCACCAAACACCATGAAATCAAGCGCGGCACGGCCCATGGTCTGCGCGCTGCAGCCGGCTGACGCCTGGAAGTCACGCAGCAGCAGGTTGCGCTTGAAGCGCGGAATGGTGCCGTGGTGGGCGTTGGCTCGCAGTAGCTTGGCCAGCCCGGTGCGCGATACCGGGGGCGTGTAAATGCGCCCGTCGTCGCTGGCGAACACGCCCAGGTACTCGCCCATGTTGCTGGCCAGCACGGATTCCGGCGCTCCGAATGAGAACATCCGAGGCGGCTTTGACTGCTGCTGTTGATCCTGCTGTGTGTGCTTTGCCATGGCTACCCTGTGGAAGTGTTGACCAGCGGCTACGCCGCTTTTTGTTGGTGTTGAGGGGTTCGTGATGCAGCGCGTGCATGATTGCCCAGGCGATATCGGCATGCCCTGTGGCCTCGGTGCGTGACGCGCTGTAGGTGATCTGGCCGCTGGCTGTTGCGCCGCGTTTGATGGTCAGGAAGGCCGCTGCAATATCGTTCCAGCCGGCGTCCCATTCGATGCGGTTGCCCTGCACCGTGTCCTGGGCTTTGAGTACCAGTGTGTTTTTGGTTTCCAAGCTGTAGTGGATCGGCGTTGCACGCGGGTAGAAGTCGCGCACCAGATCGAACACGCCATAGCCCACCCCGGTGATATCGATCCCGATGTGTTGCACGCTGAAGCGCTCGCAAAGCTTTTTGACCTGGGCGGCTTGGTAGGTGAACGAATGCCCGCGCCATGAATGCTTTTCAAGAATGCGGAACCGCGCCCCAGGCTCCAACGGCGGTGCCAGCACCACACAGGTGGCATCGTCGCGGGTGCGGCTTGGGTCATAGCCGAGCCACACCGGGCTGTTACCGAACGGGCGGTCGGCTTTGGGATCTGGATCGTAGTCAGCCCACAGGGATTGGTCTGAGTAGCAGCGTTCAAGGTCTTTCAGTGCAAACACGGACTGGGTGCTGTCGATGAATTTGCACATATAGAGCTGAGCAAAGCGGTCTTCGTCGTTTTCCAACCGTAGCCGGTCGATATCGAACAGATCACAGCCCCCAGCGGCCGCGTCTTCGATGGTGATCATCTTGCGCCACTGGCCATCCGGGCACAGCGCGCCCTGGTGAATGGCGGTTTCGCTTGGCCAGTCCTGCCCCAACTTTTTGCCGCGCTTGCTGTTGCGGAATTCCTCGCCCGTCCAGAACGGGTACGCCTGGTGGGTAACCGCGCTGGGCGTGGAAAAGTAGGTTTTTCGCCACTTCTTGTGCGAGGCCATAGCCCCGGCCAGGTTGTTCAGTTTCTCGAAGTCGCGGATCCAGAAATATTCGTCAATGTAGACGTGGCCGTGGTGGCCCTGGGCGGTGCTGCTGTTGGTGGACAGAAAGCGCAGCTCGGCCCATGGCTTGCCGTCTTTGCTGAGCACAATGGGGTTACCGCTCAACTGCAGGCCGAACCATTCAGCGGCAAAGGCGATGATGTAGCTACGGAAGATCTCGGACTGGGCGCGACTGGCAGACAGAAACATCTGGTTGTCACCGGTCAGCACCGCATCCATGAAGGCTTCGGCGGCGAAGTAGTAGGTCAGGCCCACCTGCCGGCTTTTGAGGATGTTGCGGATCCGCGCTGTGAGCGGGTTTTTCTTGGCCTCTAACAGCTCCAGCTGATAGCCAAACATCTTGCTGGTGAACTTCTCTAGGAAATCCAGTTCACCCAGCCCGGAAACGTCGTTTTTCGGTGCTTTCTCGCGGCGCTTGCCGCCCTTGTCGCCACGCTCACGGCGTTCACTGCGCTGCCCTTCCCGACTGTCGCCCGGCTCGCCTTGCGCTTCACTGGCGACCGGATGGACTGGCTTGCTGCTTTGTTTCAGCAGGCGCTCGCGCAGGGTGGTTAGGCGGTCGAGTTCGTCCAGCTCGCCTTTAGCCAGGGTGCCCGGCTTTTCCAGCAGCAGTGTTATGCGCCGGCTAACGGCGTTCACCGGCTCTTCGTCCGTTAATAGATCGTCCCAACCGCCACGGGCGATCCAGTAGTAGACGATCCGCACGTTTGGCAGCTTTAGCTGTGCCTGAATTTCACGCGGCTTGGCACGGCGCAGATAAAGGCGTTTGGCGGCTTCTTTGACTTCGACTGAGTAAGGCATGGGGCGCAGTCTATGCGCCGAAAACGCAGGAAACGCGCTGCTAAATTCCTACATATTCCTATTTTTATCAGATAGTTACAGAGCAAAAGCAAAGCGTTTGTTTGGCTGCTGATCGGTGCATAAGGTGGGGCCTCTGAACACGACTAGCCCCCGTCGCCACCCTCAGCCGAGCAGCCAGAACAATGTCCCAGCCCCTGACCACCGGATGGATTCAAGTCGCTACCAGCGGCGCGACCATCGACGGCCGCACCATCGACGCGCAGGACTTGCGCGACATGGCAGAAACCTATTCCACGGCGACCTATACCGCTGTGATCCGCTTCGAGCACATCCGTTATTTCGGCAACTTCGGCACGGTGGAAGCGCTCAAGGCCGAAGATCTGGACAACGGCAAGGTGGGTCTATTTGCCCAACTGCGCCCCAACGCCCGACTGCTGGAGCTGAACAAGGAAGGCCAAGCGCTTTTCACCAGCGTGGAAATCACCCCGGACTATGACGGCAGCGGCAAGGCTTACATGAACGCCCTGGCAGTGACCGACGAGCCGGCCAGCCTTGGCACCGAGCGCCTGCACTTTTCCCGTCGCAAGGCCAACCCCGACAACTACTTTGCAGCCCCTATGAGCTTGCCGGATCTGGCCGAGTGCCTGGCCGAAGACGACGCCGAAAGCGCCGGGCGTGCCTTCTTCGCCAGCCTGGGGCGCTTGCTGCCGGGCTTCAACAAATCCCCCGCAACCCCCCAAGACGAGAGCACCCCAATGGATCCGAAAACCGCACAGGCCTTCACGGCAGCGGTGGACAAACTCGACACCGTGGCCACCAGCCTGGCGACGAGCGCGGCCACCTTTGCAGCCAAACCCGCCGCACCGGCAGCAGCCGCCCCAGCCGTTGAACCGGCCAAGGTCGAAGGCGAGCAGGTTCCGGGCGTCACCGCTGAGCAGTTCGCAAAGCTGCAGGAAGGCTTTGATTCCCTCACCAAAATGTTCAACACCGCGCTGAACCAAGGCCAGGGCAAAGATGTGCCCGTGACCACTGGTGCAGTAGACGCAGACAAAGAGGTTGTTTACTGATGAGCCTGAGCACAGCAGCGCGCTTGCGTTTTAGCACCCTGGCCCTGGCCATTGCTTCCACCTACGCCGTGGAAACCGTACGTGAAGAGTTCAACGTCACGCCCACTCATGCGCAGACCCTGAACGAAAAAATCACCCTGAGTTCGGCCTTCCTGCAGCGGATCAACGTGATCCCGGTCAGCGAGATCAAGGGCGAAAAGGTCATGCTGGGCGTCAATGGCTCAGTCACTGGCCGCACCGACACCAGCAACACCGACCGCGTAGCACGCAACGTGCTGGGCCTGGACGGTAACGGCTATGAGCTGTTCGAAACCCACAGCGACGTGGGCCTGAAATACGCCACCATCGACGCCTGGGCCAAGTTCAAAGACTTTGCTCAACGCTATGCCGCCGCCGTACAGAAACAGATCGGCCTAGACCGGATCATGATCGGCTGGAACGGCACAAGCGTTGCCGCTACAACCGACCGCGTGGCCAACCCACTGCTGCAGGACGTGAACAAGGGCTGGATGCAGATTGCCCGCGAACAGGCCCCACAGCAGGTGCTGACACAGGGCACGGTGACTGCCGGCAAGATCAAGCTCGGTGCTACCGGCGATTACAAAAATCTCGACGCGCTGGTGTACGACGTGTCGCTGATGATCGATGAAGAGTTCCGCGATGGTGGCGACCTAATTGCCATCGTAGGCCGCGATCTGTTGGCCAACGACAAGGGCAAACTGTACGCCGCCCAAGGCGGAACCCCGACCGAAAAAGAACGCCTGGAAATGGCCCAGGTGGTTTCCACCTACGGCGGCCTGCCGACGTTCACCTGCCCGCACTTCCCAAGCAAAGGCGTGGTGGTTACCAGCTGGGACAACCTGTCTATCTACTTTCAGGACAGCAGCTGGCGCCGCCAGATCGTAGAGAACCCGAAACGCTCACAGGTTGAGGATTACAACGGCCGCAACGAAGGCTATGTGATCGAGCAGCTGGGCAAGTTCGCGGCTATCGAAGCCGGCAACGTGGAGTTCGTCTGACTATGAGCCTGGCCCTTGCCCACAAGCAGCGCATGCTTGAGCAAGGCCCGGCCGCCAGCGGTGCGGAGGTTTACACCTCCGCCACTGCCCTGGCAGGCCCGGCCAACGCACAGAAGCACTTGGCGCTGATGACCACCGCGCTGGCCGAAGATCTGGCCCGCCTGTCTGACCTGAATTCGCTGGCCGACCGGCAACAGCTCAAGCGTGAAGAGCTGCTGCCCAAGTACCTGGAGTATGTGCAGCGCTACCGCGATTCAGGCCTGAGCCACCCCAACATGGTGTTGATGCAGGTGCTGGTATGGCTGTTCGACACTGAGCAGTTCGAAGCCGGCCTGGAACTGGCGCTGTTTGCCATCGATCAAGGCCAGGAAATGCCAGCCCGGTTCAAGCGCGACGTGCCCACCTTTGTGGCTGACGCGGTGATTGATTGGGCCGAAGCCGAGCAAAAGGCCAAACGCAGCCCTGAACCGTACCTGACGCAGCTGCTGCCCTACGTGGACGGCTACTGGGCAAAGATCATGGCCGAAGACGACACCCAGCTGCCGACGCCTTGGAAGCTCTTCGAGCGCATTCCGGCGCGCTTCCACAAGCTGCTGGGCATCCTCGCCATGGAGCAGGAACAGTGGGGTGATGCCGTCGATCACTTCGAGCGAGCCACCGCGCTTTACCCGGAAATCGGCGTGAAAACCCGTCAGGACGATGCCGCCAAGGCTCTGCGCAAGCAGCAAGCCACCAACTCCGAAACCTAACCGACTACCCCCCTGCGGGGCCTGTCCTGGCGTTTGCTCTGCTTGCAGAACCAACCCCCCCAACGACAGCCACCCCGCCCTATTCTTGAGCGGCCAGCAATGAGCTTTTCCGGCAAACCCACCACCCTGGTGGAACAAGCGATCACCAACGACGGCTTTTGGCCCGACTTGGGCGTGAGCGAGTTTCAGAAAGGCTACCGCCTGCCAGCGGAGTATTTGGTGGATCTGCTGGCCGACGGCATCACCAACGCCATGGGCGAAGTGAACCGCGATCTGGCCAAGCGCAAAGCCGCTTGGCAGGCTGCTGGCATCACCAACGTGGCAGCCGCTGACCCGCAGGTATTGCAGGAACGGGCGTTCTACGTGGCCACCTACAAGCGGGCGGTTTACTGCCGCGCCAAGGCCTATCTGCTGCAGCAGTTCGCAACGGTTACCCGCCGCGAATCTGCCGCGAACATGGCCAAAGAAGCACCCGAAACCCACGAAGCGTTTCTGGCATTCAGCCAGCAAGCCGTGCGCTTGATCCAGGGCCGTGGCCGCATTACGGCGGTGTTGCTGTGATCAAACTCCGCGCCCTGACTGCCTTTCTGATCGAACGCCAGCTGGTTTCCCCTGAGCAGCTGGATAGCTGGACTGAACAGGTGACCCTGCCGCTGTACTGGAAGGAAACCACCCAAGGCCTGCACATGGGCGACATGCGTTACCGCGCCGTGATCGTGCTGGAACGCTTCACCGACCACCCCGGCCGCCTGATGGCGCTGGTTGGATCGTGGCTGGAGAACAACGACACCAACCGCGAAGACGACGACCTGCCGCCCCCAACTTTCGAGATTGACCAGCTGGACGCCGACACCGCCGACGTGGAGCTGCAGCTGGATTTTGTGGAGCCGCAACACCTGGCAGAAGACGCCAATGGCGAGATTGAAGCCTTTGGCAAGCGCTTCGCCTTCGTGCCGTTTGACCTGTGGATTGCCGACGAGGGAGGCGTGACCGATGGCCACACCGACCGTTGATTTCGACGTGCGCGGCATGCTGGACGCGCAGCAAACCCTTGACCTGTTGGCCATGAAAGCGGGCAAGCGCCGCCGCCTGTTGAACACCGTGAGCAAGCGTGTGCGCACCCAAAACCGTAAGCGGATCCGCGCACAGCGCAACGTGGACGGCAGTGCATACGCAGGCCGCAAGAACGGTGGCAATCGCAAGATGCTGAGTGGTTTAGGCAAAACCATGCAAGTGATCAGCTTATCGGCGGATGAGGCTGTGCTGGGCTGGAGCAGCCGCCTGGTGGCAGGCATTGCCGCTGAACACCAATACGGCCGCACCGAAACAATGAGCGCCGCCCGCATGCGCCGCCTGGGCAAAACCCCCGACTACAACGGCCCAGCCAGTAAGCAGCAGGCCCGTGCCCTGTTGAAAGCCGGTTACCAGATCCGCAACGGCAAACGCTGGAAACGCCCATCACTGGGCTGGATTCAGGAAAACCTGACCAACGGCCGCGCCGGTTTGATTTTGGCAAAGCTGGAAGGCGGCAGAAAAAAACAGCGCTGGCAGATCGAGCTGCCGGCCCGCCAAGTCCTGGGCGCTGATGCCGAGGACGTGCGCGAAATCACTCGCACCGTACTTCAACAAACCCTTAACGCACCCCGATAGCGAGGCCCAGCAATGGCTCAAGGCAAAGTAAGCGTCAATAACCTGAACCTGGGCCAAGGCCCAGTGACAGAGATTGAGCGCTATTTCCTCTTCATCGGCCCGGCCGCCTCGAACATTGGCGAGCTGATCCCTTTGAACACTGACAGCGATCTGGATAGCGCCTTTGGCGTGGCAGACAGTGACCTGAAAACTCAAGTGGCGGCTGCCCGTTTGAACGGTGGCGACCGCTGGGCGTGCATGGCTGCACCGCTGGCCGTCGCTGCTGACTGGGTAGCCGCGCTGAATATGGCGCAGCAGCAAGGTGTTTCAGTCGAGGCGGTGGTGATCACCGCCCCGGTGACCACGGCTGCAGAACTGACCGCGATGCACGACAAGGCCGTGACCATTAACAACCAGTACGGCCGCCGTGTGTTTTTCATGGCTGCCAGTGAAGGCATCGACCCGCTGCTGGACTGGAATGCTTACCTGACCGAGCAGCGCGCCATCTTGCAAGACCTTGCGGCACCACGTGTGCTGGTAGTGCCACAGCTGCACGGCAACGACCTGGGCGTGTTGGCTGGCCGCTTGGCCAATGCTGCCGTGAGCATCGCTGACAGCCCCATGCGCGTGGCCACCGGCCCGGTGTTGGGCCTCGGTGAAACCCCTGTGGATAGCGAAGATGTGCCGCTGCCGTCGGCCATTCTGAGCGAGCTGGACAAAGCCCGCTTTTCCGTCCCGCAGACCTACCCAGACTACCCCGGCACGTTTTGGGGCGACGGCAACATGCTGGACGCCCCAGGCAGTGACTTTCAGGTGGTTGAGTACCTGCGCATCACCGACAAGGCCGCACGCCGCGTGCGCATCTTGCTGATCCAGCGCGTGGGCGACCGCAAGCTGAACAACACCGCCTACAGCATGGCCGCCAACAAATCCGCACTGATGCGCCCCATGCGGCAAATGGCGCGCTCGGTGATCTTCGCCGGCCAGCAATTCCCCGGCGATATCGAACCGCCGAAAGACGGCGACATCGTGCTGGTGTGGCCAAGCAAAACCAAGGTGGAGGCCTACATCAAGTTGCGCCCCTACAACTGCCCCAAAGACCTGACCGCAAACATCGCCTTGGATCTTTCCAACGGCGACGAGGAGTAAGCACCCATGGCCCGAATTAGCGGCATGAACTTCGACGTGAACCTGGGCGATCTGCAGGTGCATATCGAAAAAGCCACCCTGGATATCACCGACAACAGCGCGGCCGTGCAAACCGGTGGCGTACCCGATGGCCATGTGGATGGCGACGTGAGTGCTAGCGGTGAGTTCGAACTGGACAGCGCCAACTTTGCGTTGCTGATCGAAGCCGCCAGCCGCGCCGGCAGCTTCCGCAAGCTGGAGCCATTCGACACGGTGTTTTTCGCCAAAGCGGGTGACGACGAACTGCGCGTGGAGGCCTTCGGCTGCAAGTTGAAGGTTTCCAGCCTGCTGGATATCGACCCCAAGGGCGGCAGCAAAACCAGCCACAAGGTGCCGTATGACGTGACCAGCCCGGACTTCATCCGCATTAACGGCGTGCCGTATCTGGACGCCAGCGAAATTGAAGGCCTGCGCTAATGGCTGACTGGGTAGACCGCGCCGTGGAACGTGAAGAACTGGAACTGGCGCGTGCCCTGGCTGCACAGCTGGCCAGCGCTAAACCGACCGGCCCGAGCCTGCCCAATTGCATCAGCTGTGACGGTGAGATCCCAACCAAGCGCCAAGCGCTGGGCGGGATCACCCGCTGCACCCCCTGCCAAACCCTATTCGAGCAAGGAAACCGCCGATGAAAGCCAGCCCATGGCCGAACTTTGCCTACTCCGAATTGCGCTGCAAGTGTGGCCGCTGTGACAGCGACGGCAGCGAGATCAACCCAGCGCTGATGGATGAGGTGCAGAAGCTGCGCACGTTGCACGGTAAGCCAATGAGCCTGAGCAGCGCTGTGCGTTGCGCCAAGCACCCCAGCGAAGCCCGCAAGGCTACGCCGGGCGAGCATACCGACGGTAATGCCGTGGACGTGCGCTGTGATGGTGCCGAAGCGCTGCAGATCTTGCGCCTGGCACTGACGCTTGGCTTCACCCGCGTGGGCATCAACCAGAAAGGCAGCGGGCGGTTTATTCACCTGGGCATGGCCCCTGTGGGTGGCCGCCTGCCAAGCCCGATGATCTGGAGCTACTGATGCCTTTCAAAAGTGAATTGCATTTACGCACGCACGCAAGCCAAGAAAAGTGGGAATTGACCGCGCCTCTGTTCTATCTGACGAAAGCCGATCAGATGATCGTAGTGCCCGTTGGCTACCGCACGGACTTGGCCAGCGTGCCTCGGTTGGCGTGGGTAATCGTGCCCCGTGACGACCCTATGGCCCGTCGCCCATCGGTGGTGCATGACTACATCTACACCGACCTGACCAAGCGTTTCACCAAGGCAGAGGCCGACCAGATTTTTTACCAAGCACTGCTGGAACAAGGAATGCACAAGCCCCTGGCTTGGCTGATGTGGTGCGCGGTGCGCATCGGTGGCCGTGGAAATTGGAGCAAGTAATGGAGCTTTCTGCCACGGCAGTGAACGTGCTGCTGATGCTGACCAATGCGGTGCTGACTGGCGTGGTGGGCTTTCAGGTTTACCTGTTCAAGCAGATCAGCGCCGCACGGCGTGAGCACCTGGAATTTCGCATTGAAGTAGCCGAGCGCTACGTGAAAACAGAGCACATCGACAAGGCGCTGGAAAAGCTCGAAGAGCGATTCGACAAGCGCCTGGACGACTTTATCAACAACCTAAAACAGAGAAACCGAGCATGAGCGAACATCGCGATATCACCCTAGAACTGGGCGACAAAGAATTTACTTTCACCCTGACCCCGCAGGACGTGACCAAGTACTTCAACGCCATGACGCAGAACAACAAGGTGGCCCCGGCCAACAACCTGTTGACCACCACTGTTAAGCAGGAACAGCGCGCCACGCTGAAACCCATGCTGGGCAATCCGGTGCTGGTGATGAAGCTGGCCGGCGCGCTGATGGAGGAATACTCCCCAGACGTTGAGATCACCGTAAAAAAGCCCTCGCCCGAGCTGAACGACTGACCGAAGACGGCCTGGGCCAACTGATGGCCCTGGTTGAACGCTGGCTACCTGGCGCAGATCCCACGGCAGACAATCTGGGAACCGCTAAGTGGTTGGAGGACGAGCACTGGCGACGCATGGAAATGGCCGTAGCCAACGGTATTGCCAAGGCCCTGAACGGCTAACCAAAGACGACCCAAAATGACTGTAGCAGCCACCAATCATCTGGACTTTATCCTGCGCCTTGTCGATCAGGTGACAGCGCCTGCTGCGCGGGTAAGCCACCAGCTGATGGATGTGGCCGAGGTCGGCAAAACCGGCTTTATGCAGATGGGCGCAGGCGTGGCCGGCGTGATGGGTGCGGTCTACGGCTTGCAGGAGGCCATGGCCCCGGCACGGGATCAGATGGCAGCACTGGGCGAAGTGAAATCACTGGGCGTTGCCCAGGACTCCCTGGACGAACTAAACCGCAAGTCACTGGATTTTGCCGTGCGCTACGGCGAGAGCGCACAGGATTTTGTGCGTTCTGCGTATGACATACAGAGCGCGATTGCTGGGCTAACCGGTGAACAGCTTTCAGCCTTCACCAACGCTTCCAACGTACTGGCCAAGGCCACCAAGGCAGACGCCGCAACGGTGACCAGCTACGTGGGCACCATGTACGGGATCTTCAAAAGCCAAGCCGATGCCATGGGCAAAGCTGAGTGGGTGGAGAACCTAACCGGGCAAACCGCCCTGGCTGTGCAGATGTTCAAAACCACCGGCCAGCAGATGAGCGATGCCTTCACCGCCGTGGGTGCTAACGCTACATCGGCAGGTATCAATCTGAGCGAGCAGGTGGCGATCCTGGGAACGCTGCAGGCCACCATGGGCGGCAGTGAAGCCGGCACCAAGTACAAGGCGTTTCTGTCGGGTGTGGGCACTGCCCAGGACAAGCTGGGGCTGTCGTTCACTGACAGTCAAGGCCGCATGCTGCCCATGCTGCAGATCCTCGACAAGCTGAAAGGCAAGTTTGGCGACACCCTGGACGTGGCCGAATCTGACGCGCTGAAAAAGGCGTTCGGCTCCGATGAAGCCGTGGGTCTGATCAAGTTGCTGATGAACGACACCGACGGCCTGGCCAACAGCATGGATCAGCTGGGCAAGGTCAAAGGCATGGAGCAAGCCGAGCAAATGGCCAAGGACATGGTGGATCCGTGGGATCAGTTCGCCAGCGTGATTGAGTCGATCCGCATCGTCTTTGGGCAAACCCTGTTGCCGGTGCTAAACCCGCTGATTTCACGCCTGGTGGAAGGCGGGGCAACGCTGCAACGCTGGGTGCTGATGTTCCCGAATATCAGCCGGTGGCTGGGCTATATCACGCTGGGCGTGCTTGGCCTGGTGGCCGCTGCCGGTGCGCTGACCATCCTGGGCGGCCTGTTCACCGTGTTGTCGGTGCTGGCCAGCCCCATTGCGCTGATCGTGCTGGGTGTAGTCGCCCTGGTGGTTGCAGTGGGTGCGGCGATCATCTGGTGGGACGAGCTGAAAGCCGCGTTCGGTGACACCGCCTGGTTTCAGGCTCTGATGGTGATCATCACGCCTGTGGTGCTGCTGTTCAAAGTGATGGTGGCGGTGGTGCAGCTGTTGTGGGTAGGCATGCAACAGCTGTGGGCCGCTGGCGTGGAGTTTGTCACCTGGCTGGCCTCTTTCGAGGTGGCCGCCAACGGCGCGACAGCGGTATGGGAAGGCATTTTGTGGGCCTTCGCCAACCTGTCGCCTTTCGCCCTGCTGGGTAACGCCCTGCGCGGCCTGATCGACCTGCTGAACAAGATTCCCGGCGTGGAAATCGATACCAGCTTTGCTGATTTGCCGAGCGTGCCAGGCGGTGCCGAGGCAATGAGCGCCGCCAACCAAGCCAGCGCCGGAGTGCTCACAGATACCAGCATTGCCGATTTGCCGAGCGTGCCAGGTGGTGCCGAGGCAATGAGCGCCGCCGACCAAGCCAGCGCCGCGCAGAAGGCGCAACAGACCATCAATGCAGCGATTCCAAGCCTGTCGCCTTCCAGCGCCAGTGCGGTACCGCCTGGTGGCCTGCTAACCAGCATTCAGAACACCAGCAACCAGAACAAAGGCACTCACATTGAAAAAATGGAGATCCACAACAGCAAGCCCATGACCCAACTGGAGCTGGAAAGCATGATTGAGATGAGCGCCGGATGACGTTCTACATCGATCTTTTGATAGCTGGAAACGACCTGGCGCTGGATCCCTCGCGCCAGCCACGGCTGGTGGACGACCGCGCCAGTATCGCCCAGGACATTGCGCACATGATTCGTGAAAGCGGCCTGCTGGTGACCTTGGTTGCCGAGCGCGACCGCTACCGCCAACGCGATTGCATCCAGCAGATGGAGCTGCTGGTGGAAGCCGACGCCCGCCTGGTGCCAGGCACCGCAAAAATCACCCAGCAAACGCCAGGGCAATACCTGATCACCGCGACCACTGTTGAATTTGGAGCTATTGAGGTGACCCTGTGACCGTAGATTTCAAGCAGGCGCTGAACGATGCCGGCATTCCGACCACCGAAGCCGGGCTGCGCCAAGCCTGGGAAAGTGAAGTAGCGGCCCAAGGCAGCGCACTGAGCAACACCAGCGCCTATTCGCCGTTCTGGCGCATCGTCACTGCACTGGTGACCAAGCCGGTGCTGTGGCTGATTAACTTCATCGCCGGCACTGTGCTGCCGAACTTTTTTGTGAAAACCGCTGTGGACGCCTGGCTGGATATGCTGGCGTGGGCGGTGAACGTGGAGCGCAAGGGCGCGACCAAGGCCAAGGGCGCGCTGCTGTTCACCCGTTTGGCCGCTGGTGGTGCGCTAGAAGTACCAGCCGGCACGGTGGTGCAGTCCGCCGCGATCAATGGTCACGTTTACCAACTGGTGACCACCGCTGTGGGCACCTTCACGGATGGTCTGATGCAGCTGGAGATCCCCGTGGAAGCGGTGGCCACCGGCAGCGGCTATAACTTGGCCCCCGGTTACTACGCAGTTTTGCCGCAACCGGTGCCAGGCATCGCCCAGGTGGCAAACGCCGACAGCTGGCTGACTGAGCCAGGCGCAGACCCTGAACCCAACGACCAGTTGCGCCTGCGCGTTCGCAACCAGTTTTCAGCGGTCAACCAGTACCACACCGACGCGGTATACCGCGCCATGATCACCACCTTCCCCGGTGTACGCCCCGATGGCGTGTACTTCGAACACGGCGCGCCGCGTGGCCCAGGCAGTGCCAATGCCTTTGTACTGTTTGAAGCGGATGTGCCAGGCGAAGTCTTTCTGGAGCAGATCAACGCCTATATCCGCGATGGTGGCAACCATGGCCACGGCGACGACCTGCTGGTGATGGTGATGCCGGAAACCTTGCACGCTATCAACGTGAATATCTGGCCGCGATCGACACTGACCAGCGAGCAACGAGCCACCCTGAAAGATGAGGTGGAGCTGTTTATTCGTGCAGCCTTCCGTGAGAGCACGCTACGCGATTTCCAGCCGACTTTGACCTATCCACAGTCGCGCTTTTCATTCAGCCGTCTGGGCGAAGAGCTGCACCAACAATTCACCGGCCTGGAGTCGCTGGACTTCGACAATGACGACATTTTGTCTGAGCTGAGCATTCCCCGGATCCAGAGCCTGGTGGTGGTGAGCAATGATTAAGCTCAGTTTGCCGTTCTGGCTGGACGGCCCCGAGCTGGCCAAGCTCAAGGCCGCTGCACAGGCCTGGTGGGCAAAAGTGGAAGGCTGGCTGCGCTGGCCGCTGCTGCAGATGGATGCCGACACGTGCCACATCACCATTCTGGATCTGCTGGCCTGGCAGCGCGATATCACCCGTTTTAAGGGTGAACCCGAGGCGCTTTACCGCCTACGTGTGAAGTTCGCCTTTATCAACGCCGTGGAGGCCGGCAGTACAGCTGGCATGAAACGTATTTTGCAGCGCCTTGGCGTGGGCTATGTGGAGATTGAAGAGCGCCAACCCGACCGCGATTGGGACGTGGTGCTGCTGCAACTCACAGACGGCCAACTGGCGCAAAACCCAGAGTTGTTGCGCGTACTTATTCAACAGTACGGCCGCACCTGCCGCCGCTACGACTTCACCACGATCACCCCGGTGACGCTCCACGTCGCCCTGGTGGACTTCAACGACGACCAGCAAACGCTGGTTGCCAGCCTGTAGGAGAACAGCCCCATGGGCGCAAGCATTACCCTGGCAGGTGAAAGCCTGAATGCACAGAAGCAAGCCGCCCAGGAAATCCTGGTTGTGGAGCGCTTCATTTTCGCCAACGTGCCGGGCCTGGATCACAGCACCCCTGTAGATCGAGCCGCCGCCAAGCCAGCGCCGGCGCAGATCGTTTACAGCGCCGAGATCCCCGACGGAAATGCCGGATTCGTGAATCCCAACCAAGTGGTTTACAGCGTGCAAGCTGGCTCCGACGTGGGCGACTGGGACTTTAACTGGATCGGCCTGGAAACCGCAGAGGGTGTGCTGTACGCCGTGGCATACGTGCCGTTGCAGCAGAAGCGCCGCAACATTCCCCCGCTACAGATCGGCAACAACCTGACCCGCAATTTCTTGCTGGCCTTCGACGGCGCGCAAGCACTGACCGGTCTCACCATTGACGCCAGCACCTGGCAGCACGATTTCACCATTCGCCTGGCTGGAATCGACGAACGCGAACGCCAAAGCAACCGCGATATCTTCGGCCGTGCGTGCTTCTTTGGCAGTGCCCTGCAGCTGGAAAAAGTCGGGCCGGCGTACCAACTCAAAACCGGTACCGCCTACGTGGAAGGCATTCGCCTGCAGCGCACGGCTGTGCTGCCGGTGGTGCCGCCTGCGTTCCCTACCACAGCTTGGCTAGACGTGGCTCTGCAGCGCGAGCTAAACGACGTGGTGGCGAGTTGGAGCGTGGTGTGGGGCGCGGGGAAAGTGGATTACGTGGACAGCGCAGGCGTGCAGCACTACTGCGTGGCCATCGCGGATCTGCCGAACAGCAACACCATCACCGACAACCGCCCAGTGGAGCCTGTCAGCGGGCCGCTAGTGAGTCAGTTTGCTTTCCGCGTGGGTGACTACGAGAACCTGCGCGCCCGCGCAACAACCAAGGTTGACGTAGGCCTGGGTAATTTGCCGAACGCGAAAACAGATAACCCACTGGTTGATTACAGCTCCGACGTTTTGGCATCAACAAAGGCCGCCTGTATGGCGGCCAAGCGCCAGATATTGGTGTTCAGCACTCCAGGCCTGCATGTGTGGCAAGTGCCTGATGAGCTAAAGACCGGAGCAAAGCGCGCGAAAATTACATTATTCGGCGCTGGTGGTGGAGCAGGGAGATACGAGCGAGCCGCTGGTGGTGGTGGTGCCGGCGGTTGGGCAACCAAGATCATTGATCTTTTAGCAGTCCAGTCCGTTTCCATCACGGTAGGCGCTGGCGGAATCGGAAAAAAAGCGACCACCGGAGATGGTGCAGACGGCGGAGCAACATCGTTTGGAGCCTACTTTTCAGCGTATGGCGGCTACGGCGCTAGCAAATGGTTTGGTGGTTTAGGCGGTACTGGCGTTGGCGGCGATGTAAACGGCTGTCTTGGAAATGGAAACCATGCGACCCGTCATGACAACGGGGCCGGTGGTTCCAATTACGGCGGTGGTCATGGTGGTGGCCCTGGTGGCATAGGCAGCGGTAGCGGCACTACAGGAAACCCAGGCTCGAACGCAGTCAAAGCCGGGGGTGGCGGTGGCGGTGGCAACGAGTATGGCGACGGAGGCAATGGAGCCTCTGGCATGGTCATTATCGAATTCTAAGGAGTGACACAAATGTGGGCTTTAATCGTGGGCACCCGTGTGCGTGAAACCACCGACACGGATCCGAAGAACCGATTCCATCCAGACCTTCAGTGGGTTCCATGCAGCAGTGAAGTGGCCCCTGGCTGGACTTTCCTCGCGGGCGAGTTTCTGAGACCAGCAGCACTAGATCTGCAGGATCGGCACACCACCCTTGCAAGTGTGTTGAACGCCAGCTGCGAGCGAGCAATCACTGGTGGCTTCTACTCAGCAGCTCTTGGCGATCCGCACCAGTACAGCAGCCAGCTGGACGACCAACTGAACCTAACTGGGGCCATTCTGCGCGGCCTTGACATGCCCTACGCCTGCCGCGACGAGCACGGTGTGAAGGATTACCGCCTGCACACAGCCGCGCAACTGCGCCAGGTGGGCGACGACTTCACCCTGTACAAGCTGCAGCTGCTGCAGCACACCAACGAGCTGAAACAGCAGCTGGATCTGGCGCTGGCAGCACGTGACGCCGAAGCCATGGAGCTGATCACCTGGGAGGCTCCACAGCCGTGACCTGGGCACCCGTGACCATGCGCTGGCCCGAGCAGGCCACCCAGTGGCTTGGCGAGCTTTCAGCGGCCAAGGATCTAGCCGGTGGCGAACTGGCCAGCACAGCGCTACGCCTGACCGGGCTGGACGGCCTCGCCACCACCAGCCCCGGCCCTGTGGGCGCTGCTGCGCTGGGCGCAATTGCGGCGGGGCGCGAGGCATTGGCGGGGCAATTGGGCCAGGCACCGGCCTGCATTGCCGTGACCCCGTTTCAGAGCGGCATTGGCCAAGGCCGGGGCCACCAGCGGTTTCTGTCAGCGCCGAATCTGATCGAGCACCTGGCCGGCAAGCTGATGGACAGCACCGACGCCGGCCGCCCAACCGGCCCCCGGTACGCATTAACCCTGCTATTTCTGGCCACCCGTTTTGATCAACTGGCCGACACGTTGTCGCGCTTCAATGCGCTGCTACCGGTGCCTGATCTGGTGCGTACAGAGCGCCGCGCACGTCACCTGGCAAACCTTGAAGCTGAAAAGTGGGAAATGCCCAAGGCCGGCCCCCTGCCCCGCTGGCAGACCCTGCCGCTGGAGCGCTGCACGGTGACCAAAGCCGCGAAACAATCCATGGCCGGGCAACTGGCAGTTCTCGAGAGTTACGCCGCCGACAGTTCACCCATGACTGACCTGGCCGCACTGGCAACCCGTAAGGCCGCCCAGCAGCAAGGGCGTGACCAGCAGCTAGCAGATCTGCAGGCGCTGCTGACTGGCGGCAGCGCTGACAGCAGCATGCGCGCTCGCCTGATCGGCCCTGGCGATCCGTTCCAGCTGCGCAATGGTTTGCTGGAAGGTCAGCCTCCCGGCCATGAATGGGTGCTGAGCGCGGGCGTGGTGCTGGTTGGTTCCCTGGATGGTTTGAGCTTTGTACGTGAACTGGTGGGCCTATGACGCTGCTATTGGATGGGCTGAAGGTGCGCGGCAAGGGCCTGAAAGTGGCTGCAAACCTGCGCATCGAGTCCGACGATATGTCGGGCCAAACCAGCAACACAGACGCGGCGCACAAGGGCTTCAAGCCCAAGGTGCTGACCGTTTCGCTGATGATCCCCTACGTTGACCGCGAGCACCTGCCACAGCTGATGGGCTGGGCACAGGCGACCGCGCCAGGTGGTCAGCGCAAGACATACCGCATCGTCAACGACACGGCCGAAGCCTTCGGCATTCGCCAGGTGGAATTCAGCGACAACCTGAGCGCCCGCGAAGACGACAGCCTGGCCGCGTGGCGGGTGCAGTTCAGCCTGACAGAGAAGTTATCGACAGCGGAGCGGGTGGAAACCCGCCGCCCTAGTAACCTGGTAAAGCAACAGAGCGCGCCGGGTGAAGCCGTGGCCAGCACCGCAACGACCACCGAAAACAGCGAAACACCCGCAGCACCTGCCGAGCTGACCGGCTTTGAGGCAGTGCTGAAACGCCTGGACGAGTCGCTGGCATGAAACTGCACAAACTGCTGAGCATCGCCGGCAAGCCTTATCCCCTTGTGCAAGACGACGTGCGGCTGGATCTACGCAGCCCAGGCCGGGCCAGCTTCACCATCAAGGCCACTGAATCGGTGCGCGGCCTGGTGGTGTTTGACCTGGGCTACAACGAACGCGCCTTGCAGCGGCACTTCATCGGCCACGTGGAGCGCTGCACCGCGGCTAATAGCCAACAGCAGGTGCTGTTCTGCCGTGAGCTGACCAGCGTGCTGGCCATGCCATTGCCTATGAGCCTGCGCCATGTGGATCTGCACCAAGTGCTGGGCGAAATCACCGCACGCACCGGGCTGCGTTTTCGCGTACCGGCGCAGGCTTATGCAAAGGTAAAAGCCCCGTTTTTCTACAGCCTGGCCACCGGCTTTCAGGCGCTGGACAGTCTCGCCCAGGTGTTCGAGATCCCCGACTTCATATGGCAGCAGCAGGGCGATGGCGAAGTATTTGTGGGCAGTTGGGCCGACAGCTACTGGGGCGAACGCGAGCCATTGCAACTACCCGTGGAGCTGTTCGACAGCTACCAAGGCAATCAGAGCGCGACCGTGGCGGCCCTTCCAGGCCTTCGCCCTGGTGCATCGATCAATCAAGGCGAACGGGTTACATCGGTAACGCTGAGCCAAACGCAGATGGCCATCCGATGGAAGAAGTAATTCAACGCACCGTAGAGCGCCGCTTTCCTGAGCTGACCGGTGGTTATCACCTGCCGCGCTTCGGCCGTGTGGTCGCCGTACCGGACGCCCCAAAAACGCAGGGACTGTGCGACGACTTTCGCCCGCGCTTTGCCGTGGATGTGGAAGTGCTACTGCCAAACGGTGAGCCAGACCCGGCGCTGCCCATTCTGCAAAGCCTGCCACTGCCAGTGCCCAACGGTGGCCAGGAAGCGGGCATGTATGGCTTCCCGGAGGAAGGCACCACCGTTGTGGTGGGCTTCGCCTATGGCCTGCCGCATAAACCGTTTATTCAGCAGATCCTCGCCCACGGTTTGAGCCTCCCCCGTGTGCCCAAGGGTGATCAGGTATGGCAGCACAGCGAGGCGTGCCAGCAGCGTGTTGACGCCGACGGCAATTGGCTAAGGCAGACAGATGGGCTTATCCGCGATCAGGCCATAGACCGCGAAGTGGAAGCCCTGGAGAACGCCGAACGCTACCAAAGCAGCACCGTGGAAGTGGACGACCACAGCACCGAAACAGTGGGCGGCATCAAAAAAGTGGAAGCGCTGGGCGCGCTCAAACTGCTGTCGGGTGGATCTGCCAGTCTGGCCGCCGTGGACGACCTACATCAAGCCACCGGCCGCGACCTGAATCTAGTGGTGGGCCAGAAACACAACGTCACAGTGGGCGGCGACAAGCAGACGCAGATCCAGGGCAAGTTCACCGAACAGATCCAAGGCCTGCGCAAAAGCGTGAGCCAGGTTAGCCAACACCTAGAAGCGCCCAAAACCTGGGTAGGTTCCAGCGGTGTGAACGTGCTGCAGGTGCTGTGTGATCTGATCGATCTGGTGGAGCAGATGAACACCCAGCTGGCAGGGCACACGCACATTCCAGGCCCAACCCCAAGCCCCACCGACGCCAACCAGTTCACCGCCAAGGCGGGCCAAGCATTGGCCCTGGCGGGACAGTTGAAGCCCATCACAGCATAGAAAAAGCCCGCCAAATGGCGGGCTTTTTTAGTGTCTCAACGCAGCGATTACATTCGCCGGATCATTGTGAATAGCCCTGAGCAAGGCTTTAGCCGGCCCCTCAGGATCTCGCCGTCCCTGTTCCCAGTTCCGCAGTGTTCCAAGGGCTACGCCGATTGTCTCAGCAAATGCCGACTGCGCAAGCCCTGTGGCCTTACGGATGATTTTCACTTGTGCAGCATCGACGTGGAACTCACGGGACGGCTGGCGCTCGCCGCGTACAATCTCGTCCATCTGAGTCATGCTTTCAGCGAGACGATTGAAGAGATCTTTGTCCATCAT